TGGGTCGTTGTAAACCACTCTTTCAAAAAAATCGCCTTGTTCTCGGTTTGGCGGAATTATTTGTTTTCTGTCACGAAGTAAATTCAAAGATTGTTGTATGTTTCTTCGTGAAGATTCAGAAGGGTCTTCCTCAAATCGTTTCATTATTTGAATAGCTAATTTAGGAAAGCCCCCGACACTTATAGTTTCTTTAGTTGTTTTGTCCAGTTCTTTTTGTATGGTGTCTGCTAAATCGTTTGCTCCGACTTCTATGTTTGTAGGGATTTTTTCCCAAAGCTTGCTTTCTTGTTCACGAATTTGCTTTAACGCAACCATCATGTTGTCAAAAATAATACGACTAGCGTCTCGTTCTTGTTCTGGAGTAGTTCTGGGTAAACGATCTATTGCAAATTGCGCTCTTTTCCCAGCGTCTTCTATCCGTTGTTGGATTTTTTGTTCAAAGTAATGTTGTCGTAATCTTCCAGCTTCTTGTAAAGCTTCGGGATTGCCTATGTATACAAGCGACTCTATGAGCGTTTTTAAAGCGTTTTCATTCTGAACGTTTTGTCGTTGTTGACTTAACCCGGGAACCGTGGCCGGTGCTTCGGGGTCCGTGGCGGCTGGTGAAGGCAACCTAGCGGCTGCTCTTTCCAACACGCTTAGCCCATAGCTGTCGGTTACCTGTGCCGGAGTTAACCCAAAGACGGGAAGTTCCCCAGAAGTAAGGAATCGTTGTTGCTGCTCCCTATTTATACCAAAGCTTTCTAACTGCTCTGGAGACATCTCTTTCCACTGAGGAAGTATCTTTGTATAAAAATCATCCTTAGCGGCGTTAAATGTTTTTTCAAACTCAGGACTTTGTAGTTGTTGAATAAGCTTGTCTGGGTCTTCGTTTAAATTAATGAGAGCAGCACGGAGTGCTTGCCCAGCTCTTTGTTCTACAGCTTCTTCAGAAAAAGTTTCTTTTACCCCTTTTAAATCAGGTAATTTATTACGAAGGTACGGGAAAACAAAATTAACCCCAAGAAACGTGCCTGCTGGTGTTAACAATTCTCCCGCTAATTGCGGTCCTAATTGTCCCGGAGCCATTTGTTCGGCTACGGCACTTCCTACTGCACTAGAACCCACCATTCCTGCTTCTAACCCATAATACAACTTGGGGTTTTTTTGAGAGGCTTTTAAAAAGTCTCCTATGTAAGGGTTTACGGCAGTAACTTCGCCTTTTGGATCAACAAATAAAGGTCTATCTGCAGCTTGTCTTGCCACAGTAGAACCTGCCGGTCCTTCTAGCAATTGTTGGCTTGTTCGTGGCGCAGGCAATTTGGATTTTAATTGGTCTAAAAAGTAATTATTTAATCTGTTTAAAGCAACAGGTTGCATTAAAAAGGGTGCGCCTTCGCCTATAACACGTCCCGCTTTACCTGCCATTCTAGCTTGTTGTCCGATAACGGGGTCTTGAGGAGAAAAATACTCTTGACCAAGACCAACTCCTATCCCCGTAGCTAAACCAGCAACTAACGCTGAAGGAATAGACACGTAAGGCCCCATTGGAGATGTTGCTATAAACGCTTTCGTAGCAGCTGCAGCGGAAGGTGCCCCAACTATAGAACCTCTAACAAGCTGTGTTTTAAACTCTTCTTCTGCTCCGGGCCTTCGGACATTAGCTATAAGCTCAATTAAATCTTCTGGCCTAGCTCCTTGAGAGCCTTCCATTTCTAAATAATCTACACCCAGCTCGGTGCCAAAATAACGAGCCAAATCCCGCATAGACGTTTCATAGTCAGCTCCCGGCACAGAAGAAAGTTCTGACAAAGCTTTGTCTATGTCTATGTTTTCACGAGGAAAATTAGCCAAGCCGTTAATAATCTGAAAATCATTTAACCCTTGGTTACGAAAAAACTCATAAGCCTCCGCTCCTTGGTCGTTGCTTATTGTTCCTTCAATTCCCCGGTTAGAGTCTCCAAACACCCTTAACGCCAAAGTCTTGGCAATTTTAGTTGGCCCGTGTTGCTGGAGCTTTGGAACAAGGCTGTCTAATTCAAAGCGATTTCCGCTGTCCGCCTCGGGAAAAGAAAAAAGAGGGGGTGTTTCAACGGGTTCTTCAACAGGTTGAAACCCTACATTTTCTACAAATTCATAATTTGTTTCAGCCATTACAAAGGCACCACGTCTTCATCGGTTATGACAGAGCTTGCAGGTGTATTGATGTTCAGTGTTGCTTGTGTCCGGGTAGTGTCTCCGTGAATACGAACAAATCCCCTAAGTAAGTTTTTAAAGTTTTGTTCCATCCACTCTAACCGTCCTACCATTTTTTCAGCGTCTGCCCGATCTGATTCCGAAGCTTTCGGGTTGTTTAGTATCCTGTCTCGATCAAGCATCATTTTACGAAGTATAGTCTGCATCGAATCAGCTACGGCGTAGGCTTTTTCAGAGTTGGTAAACAAAGTATTTGGATCAAGCGGCTCTACTTCTTGAATTAAAGATTCAGCGTCACTGGCAAAGGGCTTTCCAACTAAATCCGCTCTAAACGTTCGTTTAACCCGGTTTAATAAAGTAACTAAAGCTTGTTCATTGGCGATTCGAGCTTTATTAATTATGTCAGGCCGCATGTTTATAAGGCTGGACCCGTAAATTATCATGTTGTTAAGACCGCCTTTAACAGAAGACAACGCATCAAAGGATTGTTCAAAAGTCATGCCTTCTTTAATTAAAAGCGTCTCGTCGTCGGTTATGGAATCGCTTGCTTCAAAAAAAGATTCATCTGGTTTAAGAGCAGCAACTCGTTGAGCCTCATTAATAATTCTTTGGTCAAGGTTGGTAGGAAATTCTCCTTGGAGTCGTTGCACGATGTTAATCGCTACCGACTTAGGTAAAGCATTTTCAAAAACACTAACACCGCCCTCTTGCGTTATGGGATTGAGGTACGTGCTAAGCCCTTGCTCAAAAACGTTTACATCATTAGCACTCATGCGTCCTGAACCGTAGTCAGGGGAGTTAAGGCCAAACACTCGAATAAAGTCGCCTTTCTTACCTGATCCAAAACTTAAAACGTCTTGGCGAACTGCGTTCATGGGAATAGCTGTTACAGCTCCTGATTTCTTGTCTATTCGTACAGGAGTCTCACTACCATCCGCATTAGCAATGGTTGATATTGAATACTCTCCGGGATCAAATAAGTTTTTAGCTGCTGCGCCTAATAAAGCTTGATTAAGACTACTTCTTGTTTCTCTTTGGAATTTTTGTTGATCCGCAGCTTGTTTGTAAGCCATGGTTCTAATTGCTAAATCCCGAGTCCTGTCTGCTTCAAGGTCTTTTGCTCTTCCACCAGCAAAAGTTTGTAAAGCCGACCCTACTTGAGAAAGAAAAGGTTGTCCTGAAATGTTTTTACCGCTTTTATCACGCCCGGTTGCAAGCTGAAAACCTGCTTCGGCCATACGAAGACCTTCGCGTTGTTTTCGTAATTCATCCGTATCTCCTAATATTCTTTGTAAATCAGGAAGATACGATTCGTACAACGTGTCTATTTGAGCTGGTGACGGTTGAGTGCCGCCCATCCCTTGTGCTAAAAGTTGAGTGGTAAAATAATTCCTTAAATCTTGAGCGGTTACCTGTTTTGTAACCCCTTCCGGGTCACCGTTTGCGTACTTTTTTACAACGGGTCCTCCGTTAAACGCCATCATCATTTCTTGTGGCATTGAAGGCATTGGTTCAGGTTGACCTTGCATTAATAACTCGCCCACGCCCTGACCTACAGGCGTAGGTTCGCCTTCAGGATTCATCATAGCAACGTCATCAGAAAGAGCTTGCATTAGTTGGCCTATGCCACTATCCATGGCTCCTTCTTCGGTTAACAAAATAGTCGGTTGTACCATTGCAACCACCGAATCTGGAGTACGGAAAGCGTCTTCATCGCCTACAAAACCGGCTAGTTCCATGCGTCTTTCTTGCATGGGAGCTTGATTGCCCCTCATAGCATTAATAACTTCTTCAAAATTTTGCGCGGCATCTATGCCTTCCATGGTGCCTGCTAAATACTCTAAGCCAGCTTGTTCGCCGCCAGCTGCGGCTTGTTGTTCCACAGCATTAATTTGATCTTCCATTTGGGGAGAAACTGGTGCTGGTGCCATTTGGGGTGCTGGTGCTGGTGCCATTTGAGGAACTGGTCCTCCGGCTTGTCTTTCAATTACTCCACGGCCCATCAAAATGTCTTTTTGTGTGACCTGACCGTCACCACTTAAATCAGGAAACTTACTTACGTTTCCTCCAGCAGCAAACATAGACCTATTCAATACTGTCATATTGGCGATCCTCCCGGAAACATGCCTGCTCGGCCTAAGCCCATAATACCCATTCCTAGTCCGGCAACCTGTTGAAGATAACCGGGGCTAGGTTGTTGCGAAGATTGCATCATGCCTTGAGAGCTAGGCAATGCCTTGGTTAAATCAGCCAAAAACCCTATCTGTTGGAACGGACTTTGATAAGCCGACATTTCTGCAGCAAACTGGTTGTTAAGTACGTTTTGAGCTTGTTGTTGTTGCATTCCACCATAGCCCATCAACGCTTGAATATCTGCTGCCCTCATAGCTTGCGCCTGACCGCCAAGACCTGCTTCAGCTTGTCCCAGTCGTCCTAATCCAAGTCCTAATTGACCCGTGGCGGACGCTAAGCTGCCTATGCCTTGTGCAGCCTGACCTCTGGCTTGTGCCAGTCTAGCCAGTTGATCCACGTCGCGCTGGGCTAATTGACCGTACTGAAGACCTAGTTGACCGCCTCGCATAGCCATGTCAGCTAAAGATTGTTGACCGGCAAGACCCATCTGACCACCTAGTTGAGCTAATTGGCCTCTTAGTTGTGCGCCTCGTTGCTGTCTTTGTTGACTTTGTTCAAAAGCCTGCTGAGCTTGTTGTGCAGCTTGTTGGTAACCTTGAGTTCTTAGTTGTGCCCCGGTCCGTGCTTGCTGCTGCAATACGTTACGACCAATTTCAGCTTCTTGTATGCCACTTCTGGACCCCCCGAAAGCTCCTGAACGCACACCCTGTGCCCGGGCACCCATTTTTTGTTGCTCTCCCAAACGAGCTAGTTCCGCTTGCTCGGCGTCAATAACCTGCTGGGTGTATGGGTTCATAAAGTCTTGAATAGTATTTGGGTCAAACTGACCTCCGGTTCCACCCAAACTTTGTGCGGCACCGTAAATATTCTGTTGCGTAGCTCCCATGATACCGGGGATTCCAGCTGCTGCTCGGTTTAAACCGCGTAAAGCTTCGTTGCGGGTTTGATAAGGAAGCCCTCTGGTTCTGTCAGCTAATGCGCCTGCACGTTGTAAACCAGCAATAGACGCGCCTTGTTGAGCTAATGCTTCGCTCATGGCGGGCATTGCGCCACTACCTATAGCTGATTTAGCTGCTTGCAAAGAGCCTAGCGCACCCTGCAAATAAGGTTCATATCCTCCAATACCAGCACGGAGCATGTCTCCCGCTGCCATTGTTTCACTAGAAAGCCCTGCAATGCCCCGGGTAGGGGGTAATATCCCAGCTTCTTGTAGCTTTTTAACGTAATCAAGACCAGATTGGTATACCCCGGTCTTATACGCTTCTATTTCAGGAGCTTCGCGGACTATCTGACTAGTGGTTGTAGTTTCCGTCATTACGCGACCCTCTCAAAATTTCGCATCAGGTTATACATGGTGTTCATACCCGCCTCTCGGCTTCCATTTCCTGCACCTCGTACAGCTGCAGCCGTCATTACAAACTCGCCATCGGAAAGCATGGCTGGCACGTCGTCCGAGGTTTCTGTTCCGGGACCATAAATAGCCCCTATCTTTGGAGGAAAGTCCATGGAGTCTATACTGCCGCCAGCCGCTCTACCGTATGTTGGTAGGTTAAAATCAACGGTGTAAGCTTCTGGGTTTTGTCTAAGTAAATCAAAACCGGATTGACCAAATGGTCCGCTGGACATGTCTACTTCAATTTCATCTGGCTCGTTAAGTTCACCAAGCACCATTGAAGCTCCCAACAAAGGCGCGTATTGCCGCATCATGCTGGGTTTTAAAGCTGCTGCCTGTAATTTTAACTTAGCTATTTCTGTAGAATTTAAAGCATTAAAAGGTTTACCAAACATAGCTTGGGAAATTTTGTCGTAGCTAGGAACGCCGGGGAAGAAAGCTTCTCTTGCTGACTCAAAAACCCCTTTTCCTCCGGGTTTAAAGATGTCTGCAAAAGCTTCACCAAACCGTCTTGGCCGTAAAGACTCTACGCCTGCGGCAGGAGAAGTTACTGGTTGAGAAGGCACGGGTCCAGAAGGCACTGTAGGTCGGCTTTGAGGCTGCTGTGCTTGCTCGTACAAACCCCTACTGTAAGTTGTTGTTTTTCTTCCGTCCGGCAAAATTTGTTCCACAGCACCATCGCCTCTGTTAAGAACAACAGGTTCTCCTTTGTAACGTTGTTGCGCGATAAACGTGTTTTTTTCTGTAATGGTTTTGCTACCACCCGGCAACGTTTCTACTATGTAGCCGTCTCCTCTATCCACAGGCAAAGATTCAAACGATGGAACTTGTTTCGGATCAGGGGCACCGGGAAGACGTTCTGCAGGAGCGTCACTAGCTATTCCTTTTTCTACTGGAATATCTTTTGCTTCAGGAAAATAGTCTGAAACATCTTTGCCTTGTGCTTGAAGTTGACGTTGATACATACGTTGTTGCATTCTTGTAGGCAACGATCCGGCAACGCCCTCTCTGAAACCGGCTCCAAAGCCTTCTCCAGTGCGTAAACCCTCAATGCCGCCTGTAACGCCTTTGTATAGACCGCCTACCGCACCGCCTATGGCTGCTGATTTAAGAGCGTCACCAAAGCTACCGCCTTGAGTCAAAGTAATAATACCGCTGCTTAACGCGGTAGACGCCATGGCCCCCATTCCGGGGAACACGGTATTTAATACAGCAGGTAAAACAACATGAACTACTTTTTTAAACACGTCTTTAATTTTTCGGCCCAATTTCTTCAAAAAGAATTCAGGCTGACCTGTGACGGGGTTAATAGAATTTAGTTCGTTACCAACAACATAACGTTCCGGGTCAATACCCATTGTACGCATCTGTTCAAAAAGGTTTTCTTTTAGCTTGGGGTTTTTCTCAAAGACAGCCATGGGGACCACAGTCTCGCCCTCTGCTGCGTGGACCATGTACTCATCTTCGTGGCGACCATACTCCGCCAGCTTGTCCGCTACTTTTTTAACTTCGGCAATGCCGCTGCGAGGAATGTCCTCGTCATCAGCCCAAGAGCCACTAGTAGCAGTCAGAAAGTTAGCAATCCCGCCCGGAGGTATCTCCAGAGGGGGTTGGTCTAGTAATTGATCATAATCAAGAGCAGCTTCGGCCATAACTATACTTCTTGACTTATAAAGTTAAACATCATAGCACTCATATTACGTTATCTCCACGGTAATGTTGCCACTTGCAATGACTTGAACGGTGCCCAAAGTACCTGTTGCACTTAGCCCTGCGGTCTCAGGAGTAGAAATATTTTCCCATCTGTTACCTAACCAGACTTGAAGAACGTTTTCCGTCAAATTCCATATAACATCCCCCTTTTCAAACAGGTTTTCATCACGGTCTGCAGCTAAAAAAGACGGGGTTTCGTTAGGGTCAAACCTGTTTAGGCTAAGTTCCAAGGAACGTATGGCACGGTTATACGTGTCTGGAAGCACTTGGTCTCCCAGTTCTAGCGGCAAAACGCCTTGTAGAAGCCTAGCCACTAACGACGACCATTTGGACGGATGTCCAGTCGAGTGCCGCCAACCCTAAAACCCACACCCAGTTGTGTTGCTGTAGAAGCATCATCATCAGACTCAAAACGAAGAACCGCCTGACGAGCGCGGGCGCGTAAATCAATCTTGGAAGTAGACGCCGTAAACGCGCTGGTACTTTGCGTTGTTAAAGAATCCCCGGGGTAATTACGGGTTTTAAGGACGGTGTTAATTTGTTGGTCATCACCGCCCCCCGTAAACTTAACGTCCGGGATCATACGGCGAATAAACTGTAAGTCCTCCCCTTCACCAATGTCAAAATCGCCAGACTCAATAAACACGTTGGTCATTGGGGAACCGTCATTATCGTTGCCAGTTTCTTGGTTATATATGTAATGCGTTCCGCTAACTGATCCGGCTGCACGGGGGTTGTTTTCAATACCTTCGTCAAGCCACGCGGTTCGTGCAAGCTGGCCGATAGCCCATACACCGTCAGAGTAATTAAAAGTAACGTACCGGTCTGGTAAGTCAGAGCTGCTAGAATTATAAAACCAGCCTACTTCATTAAACTGCCTGTTTAAAAACGCAAAAAACTGGAAGTTTTGGGACTCATTAATATCGTCAAATACATAACTGTGTACCAAACAAGGGACGTTTTTAACCGCGCCGTTGTACACATAGAAACCTTTTCGATCCATCCAGAAAACACCCGCCGGGGAGTTAATAGCAGCTCCCGGCGCAATCAACCCTACTCCTTCGTTAATTAGCGTAACGCCAAAAGTATAAGGAGGACCAATAAACTGAAGGCTGTACAAAGCCGTGTCTGTCCAAACTAAAGTTTCTTGTCTTGCTCGTAGGCCACCTATAATTTGAGAACCAGAGGATAACCGTAAAGATCCCGCTGTGTTTGTGCTTTTTGGCTCCCATTCCAATATGTTTTCTTGATCGCACCAAGCAATTAGTAATGGATCGATTACGTTAGTTCTACTTGGCAGTTCAAGTGGGTCTGCCCCTAAAACAAGAACATGGCGATCTACCGCTGAAACAAGCACTTGAAGCCCTAATGTAGGAGGTACATTAGCTCCAGACAAATCTTCTAACGCTTTAGCTCTGACTGCTGTAGTGTCGGAGTTATCCCAATAAAAAATACCGCCAGCTCTTACACAAGAAACCATGTCTTCACCGAAATTATCCATTGACCACAGGCGTAGCTGGCTAGACGCACTTAATGCACTAACTGATCCAAAGGTGCCGCTGCCCCAAGTGCCCGAACCCCAACCAGAACCTTGGACATAAGTATCAAGGCCAATGTTAATTTGATATGCACCAACTACACTACTTCCTCCATTGCCACTATCACTAGCGTTAGCGGTTACGGTAGCTCCAGAAGTGTCTTTTGCAGTAAACGTGTAGGCGTTAGCTGAAGTAACCGCAAGAACTTCATATTCTTGATTAAGAACAGCAGCGGTTACATTACCACCTAAACTCGCAGCTCCGCTAAAAGTGACAAAATCCCCTGCCATTGCTCCGTGGTTCGTGTCTGTTGCTGTAATAGTAGAAGAGCCATTAGTAGCTGAAAAGGTAACGTCTCCCGCGCTCGTGGTTAAACGAATAGGCGTTATATCGTAAAACGCATCGCCTTCTTGAAGGTACAATTTTAGGCGGGTGCCTATGCCTAAATATTTTGTGCCTTGCAGATTAACCCACGCATGAAGTTTGCGCCCGGTTCCTAGATAAGTGTTAAGGGTGTTTTTAACCCAGCCACCTATTTTTTCTGGAAAACCTTTTCGGAATCGAACTAAATTACCGTCAAACCAACCGCCTTCAGCTGTGTAAGCAGTTCCTTCTTTGTTGATTCCCGGGTTGAATAATAATTTTTGTAGTGCCATAACTCACAATTATAAAAACTTTGCTGCAACTATGGTTGCAACCATGAATGGATACACTCCCCAAATCATCAGCTCTAGTTTTTTAAATTTTTCAGACCCTTCTTCTAAACGCTCTTCAATGCGTTCGTATCGCAAAGCACATTCTCTTTGATGAGTTTTTAGCTCATTTAAAGTTTGTTGAGACGCTGGTTCTTTAGCTTGAGATCTTTTTGAAGCCATTAATCAGACCTTTTGACAAACTTAATTGGATTAGTTGTAGCTCCTTCCTTTGCCTTACCAATGTTTAACGCTGCAATCTCAACGATCTTATATAGACGTCCAATCAACGCATCGTCTTTAGGCGTAGGAGTAAGACTGCATATAATCGATGCCGCACACACAATACCCGTTACCACAGATATTATATTAAGAACAAAATCCATTACTTTTGCTCCGTACTAGCCGCTTGTAGCTGCTGTGAGTACCAGTTAAATGCTGCTACATAGGTATCTAGTTGCTTTTGATTGGCATTGATTACGTTAGTAATCTGACCAATCTCTTCTCTAAGCTCATCCATACGAGCAGTTAACATCTCAGGATTAGGAGGCAGTTGAGCAACCTCTGCTTCTTCTACAACCTCTGTGTCTACAATTTCTTTAGTGTCTTGTTCCATCTTCCTCTATCTTCCATACGTTTAAATTAGCAGCGACAGTGCGCCGTTCACCTTCACCCTCAAAAGGGTAAACCATGTGTGTTAGCCAACTAGGAAACATCAAGAACTTTCCGACTTCTGGCTTTATGACAAAACTTTGTGGAGGAGCTAACCGCTCTGTATCTAATAAACTATTACGGCCATAACTAAAAGCAAGGCAACCATCTGCATTGCCAGAAGAGTTATATAAACTATACTCTGCACTTCCCGCTGTAGGCTGGTCTAGGATTTGTTGCGGTACTTTTGTCCATGTTGTGCAGGAGACTCCCATAATAGTTTTAGTACCATGATCATGTATGGGATTGTAATCGCCAGCGTAAGAATGAACAGACCAAAGCTCATCAGTTAATACCTCTCTTTTACCTTTTAATGGATTGCCAGAATGAGCGCAGAACTGCTTGACGTAATCCATTGCCAAGCCCTGAATCGTCCAGTTAAAGTCTTTCAGCTCTTCGCAATGATGATCCATAGTTAATTGCTGGCCGTGGGCTATCTGCCCCACTAACGTACCCGCATGACTTTTGCGTTTTTCATCTACCATCAGCTTGTCAAGGTAATCGTTAAGCGTACCTACCATGCTTTCAGATAACTGCGCTTCCAACATAAAAACTGATGGCAGCGTATGAAATGTAAAGTGTTGGGGTTCCATTAACTGGGTATAACAAAGTCGTGGTTAACCACAGGTTCTTTTTTCGGATTAGTTATTACAGAGTCATATTGACTTTCAAATATTTTATCCCACTGTGCTATTGGGCAAAGATCTTCTAACTCTTTTCTAGTCCAGCTTTTTTCTGCTTTCGGGGTAAAATTGTTAACAGTAACTCCATCATTAGTCTCTGCGGCATCAATAGTAATGCTTCTGTCACTGGTATAGTAATCAGCCTCACCTTCTGTGCCTTGCTCATATTTCATAACAAGACTCCAGCGAGTTACCTTCCCGCCTTCACTGAAGGGCTTAGCACTTGTTAAGGTTTTTTTCACTGCCATTTCTAGCCTCCTTTTAATTTCTCGACTTCAGCCGAAAGTTCTTGAATTGCTTTAACTAAGA